TCATCACTGTGAATGGACAAAAGATTTGCGCATACATAGCAGATTTTGAATATGATAAAGAACATGCAGGCGGTCAGTGGGAGCATATTATCGAAGATGCCAAAGGCGTCGAAACCCCTGAATTTAAGCTAAAGAAAAAGTTAATGAAGGCCGTGCATAATATAGAAATATATTTATCTAAAAAAAATAGGGGGCCGAAGCCCCCATAGGTTTAAGTATGTTTGGCAATGTGCCGTTTTAGTTTTGTGGCTTGCTTGGCAAAATATTTGCCACCAGCTACAATCTCTGGGTCATCATCCCAGTGACCTTCGCGGTAGTCGATGTCGGCACGATTGTTCAAGTCTTCTTGAAACTCACGCGCGATGTCAGCATCGACTTGCGTTGATGGCTTGATCTTCCCAGAGCGGAAGTCTTCAAGAAACGCAATATATTGATTGCGATATTTTAACGGCGTAATGTTATCAGCACAGTCAATGAAGTTCGATACTTCACTGTAAGTGTAGTTTTTCTGACCACGAAAGGTCAGACCGAATGGGATAGTAGTAGACATGGCATACTCCTTTCAGAGCATAAGAGTTATAGAGGGAATCCCTCATCCTTGTTAACACCACTATATCCCATACTATTCCATATGTCAATACTTAAAATAAAAAAAATTATGTTGAAAAAACTACTTGACGTACATCCCATAGTATTCCATACATAGGGTTCTAGAAATCTAAACGGAGTTATCCAATGAACAGTATAGAATTGTTCTCGCGCCGTGATGAGCTTAAAACAGTCATCTCTGAATTGCGCGATGAACTTAAAGATGTAGAGGCACAGTTGTCTGATACATTCATGCCATTAATCAAAGACGCTTTGCGCGTCGATGGCAAAGACTTTGGTACAGTACATATTAGTGAGGGCAATCAACGCCTAAAGGCTACTGTATCTAAAAAGGTATCGTGGGATCAGGAGTTGCTGGCGTCAGCACTCAATGGTCTGTCCGAAGAAAATGCGCGTCACTACGGCAAGCTTACATTTGCTGTCGAAGAGCGCAAGTTTACAGCCGCTCCTCCTGCTATCAAGACCATTTTGGAAGAATGCAGAACAGTAGAAGTTGGTCGCGTAAACATTGAGGAGGAGCAGTAATGGCTTTAGAAATTATTACAGCCGAACAAAGATTGGCTGAAAAGCGCGGTCATAAGATCGTGGTATGTGGAGCTTCTGGTGTGGGCAAAACCACACTGGCTCGTACTTTAAATCCAAAAACAACGTTGTTTATGGACTTGGAGGCAGGGGATGCCGCTATCGAAGGGTTTCCTATTCCTGTGGTGCGCCCTCAAACATGGGGCGAATGTCGTGATCTTGCCTGTTACATTGGTGGGCCTAATCCGTCATTGTCAGAAGATCAACCATACAGTCAAGCGCACTACGATTACGTTTGTCAAACCCTTGGTGATCCAGAGGTTTATCAAAAGCAGTACGATACAATCTTTGTTGACTCTATTACTGTGGCAGGACGCTTGTGCTTCTCTTGGAGCCAGCAACAGCCAGAATCACGGTCTGATCGTACTGGCAAGCTAGACAGTCGTGCAGCCTATGGCCTGCATGGTCGTGAGATGATGAGTTGGCTAACGCACTTGCAGCACATTCGTCAAAAGAACGTTATCTTTGTTGGCATCTTGGATGAAACAACAGATGATTACGGACGTAAACAGTTCGCGTTACAGATCGAAGGTTCCAAAACTGGACGCGAATTGCCGGGCATCGTGGACGAAGTTATCACGATGGCAGTTATCGGGGGGGATAATGGCCCCTATCGTGCATTTGTCTGCGATGCCCTAAATGAATTTGGCTATCCTGCCAAGGATAGATCTGGAAGACTTAATACTATTGAAGAGCCACACTTGGGCAAGTTGATTGCAAAAATGTCCTCTAATCAGGATGAAAAATCGTTGACTTTTATTGACCCTAATACGCAACATTCTAGCGAAGGAGAAATCGCAAATGCTTAATTTTAACAATGTAACCCCGTCCGAAGCTCCACAAATGGAGCGCACCCTTATTCCCAATGGCACAGTTTGTCGTGCCGTTATCCTAGTCAAAATGGGGGATATTGAAATCCCTGAGTTTGGTAACGGTCAGTGGTTTAAGAAGTCACAATCATCTTCCGCTAAGTGGATGGAGTTGGAATTCACTATCATTGGTGGTGAGCATGATCGCCGTAAGTTCTGGGATCGCATCTTTGTTGATGGGGATAAAATCGGCGCAAGCGGTATGCCGCAAGCCAAAGAGATTGGCATGCAAACAATGAGGTCTATCATTGAAAGCGCCAATAACTTGAATACTTCTGATGTATCACCAGAGGCTCAATCACGCCGCCAGATTTCTAATATCAACGACTTGAGTGGTATGGAAATCTGTGCTAAAGTTGGCATCAAGAAAGGCACGAATGGCTATTCAGACAATAATAAGCTGATGGCTGCTCTCACGCCTAATCAAAAGGATTTTATCTCTTCTGGTCAAACACCTGTTATGACAAGCTCTGCGCCCATGCAACCTAATGCGCAGCCGCAGCAAGCTCAGAGCAATGGTGCAGTACCCAGTTGGGCTAATCGCTAATCTAGCGGCACAGGTGTCTAACTCCACCTGCTAGACCACGATGGGGGGCGTGGGCCAGAACCCCCCATTCCATCTAGATCAATCGGAGTTATCTCAATGTTATTGCGTCCTTATCAAGAGGCCGCTGTTACTGATGCATCAAACGCATTAGACAAACACGGCAATACAATTGTAGTTGCTCCCACAGGGGCAGGAAAGACCATCATGCTATCGGCCCTCGTGGGCAGGCGATTTAAAGATGGCAAAAAGATTTTAGTAATCCAACACCGTGACGAACTTGTTAATCAAAACAAGGACAAGTTTGAGCGCATTAACCCGAACATTACTACAAGTATTGTGAACGGCGCAGTGAAGTGTTGGGATGGCGATGCCGTATTCTCAATGATCCAGACAATCTCACGCGATAGAAATCTACGTGATCGTGTCGTGTTTGATATGATTGTCATAGACGAAAGCCACCATGCCGCCGCAGATACCTATAAGAAGGTTATCAACGCCGTAAAGAAGGACAACCCAAGCGTAGAAATTGCAGGGTTTACCGCTACGCCTAACCGTGGCGATGGCAAGGGATTGCGCTCCATATTCAGCAATTGCGCACACCAGATTGAAATCACGACTTTAATCCGAGAAGGATTTCTTGTCGCTCCTAAGACGTATGTAATTGATTGTGGCGTTAGGGATCAGCTAGAGAACGTCACTCGCAGAGGTAATGACTTTGACATGGATGAGGTCGAAGCGATTATGAACCGAAAGGTCATTAATGATGCCGTTGTCGAAAACTGGATGGAGAAAGCTGGAGATAGAAAGACTGTAGTATTTTGCAGCACAGTTACACATGCCGAAGACTTGCTTGAGGTATTTCTTGAGGCAGGGGTAGAGGCAGGAATGGTTGTCGGCACAACGCCAAAGGATGAACGCGCTGAAACGCTTGATGGCCTCTCCAGAGGGAGCTTACAGGTCGTTGTCAATGTCGCTGTACTAACTGAGGGCTTTGACGCTCCACAAGTGGCCTGCATCGTTCTAACGCGCCCTTGCTCACAAAAGGGTACAATGGTTCAAATGATCGGCAGGGGGCTGCGCACGATTGATCCAGAAGAATTTCCAGACGTTGTTAAGACAGACTGCGTTGTGTTGGACTTTGGCACAAGCGTTCTAACTCACGGCTCATTGGAGGATCAGGTAAACCTAGATGATCGTGAAAAGGGCGAAGCGCCTGAGAAGGAATGTCCAAGTTGCGAAGCTCTTGTGCCTCTTGGCGTTCAAGAATGTCCTATTTGTGGTCATATCTTTGAGTCACAGCCAGAAGAGAAAGAAGAATTAGCAGCGTTCTCTATGACAGAGTACGATCTGATGCAAATGTCTCCCTTCCGTTGGATTGATTTGTTTGGCAATGGAAGCCTGCGCATGGCTATGGGCTTTGAAGGATTTGTAGGTGTCGCTAATACATCCGACCTATCGGTAGCATTCGGCAAGCATGGACGCGGTAAGGTACGCATCCTGTCAGTCGGTGGCCCAACACAAGCCACAGCAGCCGCTGATGATTTCTTGCGTGAAATCGAAGATGGAGGTGCAGCCAAGAAAACAAAGCGTTGGTTAGATCAATCTATGTCCGAAAAGCAGCGTGAGCATCTAGCAATGCAGGGCATAAATGTAAGCCCTATGGACTTCTCTTGGACTAAATACAAGGCAGCGTGTATGCTTAGTTTCATGTGGAATAAGCGAACAATCGAAACCTTCGTGGAGAAGTATTTATGATACGTTGGTCAGTATATGATGAGGGTTTAAAGATTTGGGTTGATGGGGAATTGGTTGCCACAATCCCTGCAAATGAATTTAAATATCTTTTAGCGGAATTAGCACAACACCAGAAGTATTGGGAAAAAGACGATGGCTAGATTTGAGTTAAAACTAACAATAGCCTTGGCTCCCGAAGAGGGAATGGAGTGCGTCACTCCTGATGACCCGCTTATCAAGGAAGAGTACAATATTATATCGTTTGTAAAAAATTCATCCAACAAGGAAGAAGTTGTGAAGAAAATAAAAACGGTAGTTGATTACTATGTGGAAAGTGCAGAAGCCGAAGTTTTGTTCGCCTTAGCCACAACAGAAGTCGCCGGGGAAAAAATACTCATGTCATCTTTAAACTCCGATTGGAATTTTACATTGGAGGAAATCATGGATGCTTTTGATGTAGGAATACCCGAAACAGCGCCCAGAGGGGCGACCATTCACTAGGAGGAAACATGGAAATAGCAAAGCCAGCTATGGAAGAAATAGCATTTATACTAAGCAAGTTTGGTTGGGATACTAGATTTTGCGACCTAACAGAAGAGCAAGTACACACACTGGTCTTCGGAATACAGGAAGCACAAAAATTACAAAAGGAAATTTCAGTTGGGCAGCTTGAAGAAAAATACTATAAGTCAACAGGCGCTTGGCCTCCTACAAGCATCCCGTTCTGAGCAGACAGATCCTATCGCAGATGCAATATCAAGGGCAGTTGATGAGGGTATATCTAAGCAGAACCAAAAGCGAGAGCGTAGGAAGTATCTAGGAGCCTCTAGTATAGGGGATGAGTGCGCTCGTAAAACTCAGTACCGCTATCTTAACTACCCACAAGATGAGGGTTCTGAGTTTACAGCACGTACACTGCGCATCTTTCAGTTCGGTCATGAGATCGAAGATTATGCAGCCAAGTGGATACAAGACGCAGGGTTTGATCTGCGCACAGAGGACAAGATGGGAAACCAGTTCGGGTTCTCAATCGCTGATGATGAAATCAAAGGTCACATAGACGGAGTGATCTGTGAGGGGCCGCTGAAAATACCGTACCCTATGCTATGGGAATGCAAGTCTGCAAATGATTCGAAGTGGAAAGCATTTAAAGCCCACGGTGTCGCTAAGGCGAACATAACCTACGCGACTCAGTTGGCTTTGTATCAAGCCTACATGGAGCTTACGGAAAACCCTGCTCTGTTTACAGTGATAAACAAAAACACCAGCGAAATTTACTATGAGCTTGTTCCGTTCAATAAAGGACTAGCCCAAACCGCCAGTGACAGGGCAGTAAATATATTGACTGCTTCAAAAGCTGGTGACATTCTACCAAGAGTCGCGCACAGCAAAGATTTTTTTCTATGCAGGTTTTGCGACTATCGGGAGAGTTGCTGGAGAGAATAAAAAAGAGGCCAGCACTATAGGAGAATGCTGACCTCTAAGGTGGTTGAGGTATGAGGATAATATAATGGTTATACGATTAGTAAGCAATACAAGAAGGGACTTAGTAACCGAAATCTCGGAGAAAGTTCCGCATTATGTACAAATAGAAGAGTTAAAGAGAGCGTTTCCACATGGCAGAATTGTTCGGAATGAATTTCTGTTGGGATCGCTATACGGAGAAGCAGGGCAGTCTTTAAAGATTGATATTGATCCATCAAGCCCAAACTTCATGCGCGGCAAGGACTTCAATACAGATGAAGGCATTGGGGGCATCACTAAAATACTAATGTCCGCCTACAACGAAAGCGTAAAAGAAGTAGCAGAAAGATTCGAAAGCTATTTGTCATCGGGGGAAACTCGCCCAGAACCTCCAATGAACCCAGTTAACCCGAACATTTTTAACAATAACGCCGTTAGTGTTACTCCCCCGGCAGCACAACCCGAACAAATTAAGCAGCGCCGGGTAATAGATGCAAACACGCCTCATGATGGTGAGCATAATTACCTATCAGCAGACGGAGAAGTGTTAGTTACCGTCCGAAGATACATAGAAAGAAGCGCAACAGGGGAAATTGTTCGGGATGGAGATGGCAGCGCCAAGAAAGAATTCAGGCAGTTTCCTCGTTTGCCCGAAAGCAGACCACTGTATAACATCCCAGACATAATACAATCAGAGCGTATTATATGGGTAGAAGGCGAGAAGTGCGCAGATGAGCTTACACGGTTAGGATACACAACAACATGCACCATTGGCGGTGCAGGCATGCTCTCACGCAACAAAAAAGATAAGTTCGACTTCTCTCCATTGCAGGGCAAAGAGCTAATCATATGGCCCGACAATGATGACGCAGGGCAGAAGTTAGCAAAGATCGTGCAGGAGCTTGCTCAAAACGCAGGGGCCAAGTCAATCACTATGCTTGTGCCGCCAAAGGGCAAGCCGAAGAAGTGGGATGCAGCAGACGCAATTGAAGAGGGGTTTGATATATCCAAGTTCCTCAACGCGCCCACGCATAAGGTTAAAAAGACATTAACGCTCAAGAACAGAAATCTCCTAATTAGTGAGCAGTTCATGGGCGCAGCACCAGAGCAGAAGTTTCTAGTGGCAGATACAATACCTCTGGGAGTTCCAGTTGTATTTGCAGCCGCAGGGGATAGCGGAAAAGGTATGATGACACTTGATCTGGCTATGAAAGTATCGTCAGGCGAAGCCATGCAAAACGCATTCGGGGGATTGGTATCTCAACACGGCGCAGCAATCATTCTGTCCGCAGAAGATGATCGGGATGAGCTTCACAGGCGCATTAGCAGGCTAGACCCAATGAACAAACGCTTGGGCTATGATTATGATTTGTTCGTGATACCACTGCCAAACGAAGGTGGGGTATTTCCCATCATGATGAAGGAAAACAACACCTACGGTACATCTGCCGAGTTCGAAAAGATATATGAAGAAATGTTAGAGATAGAGAACCTATCACTCGTTATCATTGATCCTATGGCATCATTTGTTCATGCAGATATTAATGCTGATCCAGCCGCAGGCGCAGCGTTCATGGGACTGCTTGCCCAAATATCCACAGAGACAGGCGCAACAGTCATGGTTAATCACCACATGGCAAAGGTCAGCGATAACGATGTAATTGATACGCCTGAGAAGGCTCGTAATAAAATCAGAGGTACATCAGCTATCGTTGATGGAGTTCGATCTGCGTTCTCAGTATGGCAAGTGGACGTAGCAA